TGCCATTTTACTTTATACCTTCAATATACATTCTACTAGGCCTTCTTCGTCACCTTCTGGTTCGAAAGTTTCTAAAGCAACGCCCACTATATATTCACCTTTGACCGAATGACCTACACCATCCATATCAACGTAAACTGCTTCGCCTTTGTTAATTAACCCTTTTACTCTTACTGGAACACGACCTTTAAGACCAATTGCTTGACCTTCTGCTTCGCTGTTCATTAAGTATGCTGGTGCATCTGAAACAACTCCTACTGGAATTGATCCTGCTTCTGCTGGTTCTACTTCAGCACCTTCAACATCTTCAATTCCATCACATACAGCAACAATAGTACCTACCGGAAGATCTGTTCCTGTAGTATATTTCTCTGCTAAGTCAGCGTATTTTGCACTTGAAGCAACACCTGTAAATTCGTTTGCAAGTAAGTTACCTGCACCATCTCTAACAGCAACAGTATTAAATGTTGACGCAGTATCTGGATAACGATAGTTAGCACCAACTTTCATTGTTTGTGCGGAAGTTGCTTCACCGTCAAATGTTGTTGCATACATCGTTGCAAATCTAGCAACGTTTGTACCAAAATCGTATGTGTTATTTGCACCTGGCATTACACCTGTATCTTCAACTGTAAATACTGATTGCTCAACACCCTGTGCATTATCAACTCTAACGTGAATTTTACGTCCTACGTCATTTTTAATAACACCTTCGTTGTCATTTTCAATAAAAATCTTAAGATCGTTTGAATCACCAATTGAAATACCTGCATCTGCAAAACTAACAAGTGATGTAAATGATCCTGATCCTGCTAGTGCAAAGTCTGATGCGGTATAACCGCCAAGTTTTAATGAGTTACTTGCTGTACCCCAATAGTAATCAGTAGTACTTGTAACACCGCCTGTTGCGTTTTGTGTGTTTCTTAATGTTAAGCCTTTTTTAACTACGTCAAATCCTGTAATTGCGTTTTGCGGATCTGTTGAGTCAATAGTAAATGTTGCTCCACTAATGATGTAAATTACTTCATCGTTGACAACGGCTTTAATAATCACTCTGTTTGTGTTTGTTGTATCTCTAACTGATGCTGATACCATCTGTGTAACTGTAGTACCTGCACCTTGTGGACCAATTAGCACATAACCTGTTCCGCTGTAAGCATATAATTGCTCGTTTGCTGAATCCCACCAAAGGTCTCCAGTCGCTAAACCTGCTGGGGCTGTAGCACTAACTTCTGCACCACCTGTTGTTCTAAACTTAGAACCATCGTAAAATTTTAATTTACTTGAAGAAGAATCATACCAAACCTGTCCTGAAATGGCTTTGGGAGGTTGGTTTGCTCCGCTAAAGTTTTCTAATAAATGTAAAAAATTCTCGTTTTGAATTTCACCGTATCCAGCGTAGTTTTTACCGACAAGTTTAATGTCCGTAGTCTGGTCTACAGTTCCGTCTTGGACTACTGTTAGTGTAGTGCCGTTGTATCTATCAATAGTATATGCCATTTCTTTTTAACCCCTATGTTACTATTTATCTTTTACCACAATCCACCACTAGATCCAAGATCTGTGTCAAACTGCCATTGTCCTGTGGATACGACAAAGCGTTTTAATCCCCTTGAAACGGATGCATTAACAGCACCAGTTGCTGACGCAAATGATATATCCTGTACAACTGATTCGTTTTGTACGCCATTTGAATCAACTGCAATCCTTGAAATATTCTTAACAGAGTCAACATCAACACCTGTAACCGTAGCACCAGTTAGTGTTGTTGTTGCTACATAAGCATAAGTTCCTGCTTTCTTGTTACCTGCTGGATAAATGTCCTCAATAATTGAAGCAATTTGTGAGTTATTTAAGCCTGTAATATCTAAACTCATTACAACCGGTTCAATGTTAATTTGGTCATCAACATAAAACTTGGTTGCCGCATCTGTATTATCTGTTGGTTCAGCAAGTCCTGTAATTTTTTGATTGTTAGTAATTGTAATAGCACCATTACTTTCTAATTGTAACGGACCTGTGCTATTTGCAATTTTACTACCGTTAATGTTAACATCATCTACATTTAGATATTGTAGTGTACCAATTCTGTTTAGTCCTAGTGCATCTGTAACTGTTGAACCGATTTCTGTTTTGTTAAGAACTTCAACACCGTCTGCGTAATAACCTTTAGTATCACGGACGTTGATGTTTTCACTTGACTCCCACCATTTGCCAAAGTTTTTCCAAATCCATTCTTTATCGCCGGCACTACCTTTTAGAATAATACCACCTGAATCGATACTTGCATCATTTAATACTGTACTATCACTAGTTACTGCAAGTTCAATATTTTTATCTTCAACTCTTAAATTTTGTGTTTCAATGTTAACAGCCGGTGATTGTAATAATAGTTCACCGTCAACTTTCATTGATCCGCCTACGTGTAATGTGTATTGCGGATTTGATTGGAAAATACCAATTGCTGATTCACTAGTATCAATAGTAATAGCGTCAACAAATCCTGTTGTCTTTCTAACCCTAATTTTATAATCATGATTTGAAAGTTGGTTTTCTGAAATAAATGTTGTACCAACAACTTTTTGTTGATTATTCTGTGAAACACCAATTGTAATACCCGAAGAGTTTGCAACAGTTAATGCACCAACTGTAACACCATCGGCGTCTGTAGGTAGGAATGCGTTTGCACCTTTTGCAATACCATTTTGTGTAATAAGTGTTTCTGAAGCAGTTGCTCTACCTCTAAAGTGGAATTCATCTGCTAGTACATTAAATCCTTTTAGTACTCTGTCTAATCCTGTGATTGCGTATGCCGGTGCCGGAACAAATTCGCTTGAACTCCATACACCTACAAGTACTCCTGCCATCCACATTTCTAAAATAACTTTACTGTTATTTTGTGTATCAAGTAGTGTGACAGATTTAAATCCTGTAGTGCCTTGTCCAGCAGTCCAAATTGGACCTGCTAATTCTAAATCACTTCCGTTTTTACTAAAAAATAATTGATTAGTTTCGTTGTTAATCCAAAGGTCACCTGCAACAATATTCGAAGGTTGGCTGTTAGCAACAATTGGACCACCTGATGTTCTAAATTCTTCACCGTTATAAACTTTTAATCTTTGTTCAGATGTATCATACCAGATTTGACCAGTTAGTGGCCTAGTCGGTGCTGTACTTCTAGCAAAATTTTCTAATAGTCTAATTAAGTTTTCGTTAAATGCTTCACCAAAGCCGCTGTAGTTTTTACCAATTAAAGAGATGTCAGTAGTTGTTGTATCTAGTACGCCATCTACTAAATCTACAAGCAAACTTCCATCTGTTTTATTTAATTTATAACTCATTATAGATTCCCTGTATTTTCACCTGCGTATATAATATAGTTCAACGCCATATACGGGTTCATAACATTTAACGCCTGCCCTAATCCTTGGTTAGTTAATATACCACCTGATGATGGATATGCTTGTCCTGCTCCTGTACCAGTTGGAGCATCATAAACAATACCTTGTGGGTCATTTGGAGTTCCTGTAATATCTCTAATTGTGTAGTATTGGTCTCCTGTAGGACCTCTTAAATCGTGTTCGTGTTCTGGTAAGTTCTGTGTAGCAATTTGTTTGCTTTCTGAACCTTCAACGTTACCTAATGTGTCAGCCGCTGAACTTGTTACACGGTTTGCACTTTCTCCGCCCATGTCGTCAAGTCCTAATGCAAATCTACCACGTAGATCTGGTAGTGCAAATCTACCTGCGGAAACAAGTGTTTGATCTTTAAAGTTATACTTGATTACGTTAAACAAGTTCTGGTATTCTGCAATTAAGATTTCTCTACCATCGCACAATAACCAATCATCTGGCATAATTAATCCGCCGAATGGAGTAATCATTCCAATTGGGAGTGTAGGGATCGCTTTAAATAGGTTAGTTCGGCTAATTTTAAATACACCAGTATCGCCTTCTGTGTCTGGAGTAGTTCTATTAAAAATGAATTCGTCTGTTGTTTGTGACTCGCCCTTCTCAGGTTTTGTTGCTAAGAATGTGTTACTAATTGTTGTATCAAAAGTTTTAACGGATTCGTCTTGTCCGTCGAACGTAAATTCTGGAGCACTTACGTCACCAACTAATCTAAATGTTGTTGCTGAAGCAAGTTTATCTGTAGATCCTGATCTACCACTAACAGCACCTGTAACGTTACCTGTTAAGTTACCTACAAAGTTTTGTGCAAAAACATTTAACCATTGTTCATTCTGTGTACCCAAGTTACGTGTTACAGTAATGTTAGGAACAATATTACCTGCTGTTAATAACCCTGCAATATTTGTATCGCTTCCTACAAAAAGTTTTTTAGCAATACCAACACCACCTTTAGTGATAATTGATCCTGTACTAATTGACGATGAATCTGTTACACCTTCAACAAGTATTTTACTATCTGTTTGAATGTTACCTACAACGTCTAAACTTTGGTCTGGTGATAAATTGTTAATACCAACTTTTGCTGTTGAATCAACACGAATAACTGTTGTTGTTTCTCCTTCGTTATTAACACGAACGTCGATGTTTGATCCTGATGTTCTGTGCGAAATAATACCTGCTTGGCCTTCAATACCAATGTTCATCGCACTATCAGCACCAACTGTTAGGCCGCCGTTGGCTTTAATTCTTAATGGAACAGTTGACGGTGTTTCTTGATCGCTTCTTACAAAGTTACTTGCCGGTACAGATTCACCATTAACAATTAATGCTTCTGCTTTTTCTGATGTACCGTAAAACTTACCGACACCTTGTCCTGTAATATCAGCATTACTTAAATTATATCCTGGCTTAATAGATGTAAAGCCTTCAAGTGTTGTCTTTGGAGTAAAGGCATTACTTGCGATAATTGCTACTGTTTTTGCTCTTACTTCAATAATAATAACTGTATATGTTACATTGTCTGTACCAATAATTGAAGATGCTCTAGCACCTGTTGCTAATCCATCTGAGAAAGTTGGTCCTACTAAGATCCAACCTGCACCAGTGTACAAGTATAACTGTTGATTATCTGTGTCAACCCACAAGTCGCCAACAACTGATTGGTTTGCCGCTGGTTGTGTGTTGCCTTTCTTTAAACCTGATGCACTAACCCAGTTAGTACCGTCATAAATTTTTAATTGATCAACACCCGGTGTTGTATCGTACCATAATTGTCCTTCAACAGGATTATCAGGAGCACTATTAAAAGCAAAATTTTCTAATAGATGTAAAAAGTTTTCAGCAATGGCAGTTCCATAAGCAGTTGTATTTCTGCCTGGTAATTGCAAACTAGTCTGTTCGTTGATAGTGTTGTCTTCAACTACAACGCTTCCTTTGTTTGCTAAGTCCGTATATCTAACTGTGTATGCCATTTACTACGCCTCGTTAAAACCTGTTAGTGATTGTACTCTAACAGTATAATCAATTTGAATAAGTCTGTTTAATGATTTTTGTACTGGGTGGAAAATTACGTGTGTTAGCAATCTACCTGTTCCGGAAGAACTATAACTTACTAAGCCTAGTTCATCAAAAACATATAAACTCTCATTACCTGTTGCATTGTCTAGTGCGTCTTGGCCTTCTGGCTCACCGTAGTCTAGCAAACAAGTTGCAATGATATCTGTATAATTTGTTCCACTTACGTGGCGTGTTTCTAATTTGTTTCTTGTAGGATCTGTGTTATTAACATTGTTATTATCAATAACTTTAGCATAAGTTTGGTTGTATAACGAAGCGTTAGTTCCTGTTGAGTTTGGTGACAGATATGTAATAATTCCAGTAGGATCAACAGAAGTACCTCCATTACCAAAAGCCATTTGGTAAATCATGCCTTGTCCTTGGTTTGATAGACTTTCCGCTAATGAAATACTCATGTTTTCATAGTGGATAGCATTTCGCTTATCTACCAGGATTTCTCCAGTATTTGGGTCTGTAATCTTGATGTATCCTTGTAAAAGAATACCTTGTTTTTCGTTAAATTTATCTGTCATTTTTGTTTCCTACATTGTATTTATTTAGGTAACGCCACCTCTTTGTTTCTTAAGAACCTAGCAATGTCATTTTCTTGTCTATGTAGTGGTGTTCCTGGGTCTGTCCAGGCTTTACCAATACGTCTAATTACTACAATCCTAGTATTTATTGCTGGAGTATCTGCTAAGACTAAAGTCGAAGTTACTCCATCTACACTAAATTCTGCTGGTGATATTACATCACCTTCTGGACTATCAAGGTCTACTGTTGGGTCAAACACCGATATAGCGTTCTTACGTAGGCGTTTGCCAGCAACAAACACTTCAAACTCGTTTACAGATTTTGGAATAAAGTCTAATACTACTGTATTTGTTGATCCATCTGCAATATATGTTTGTGATAGTGTTCTATCCTTATAAGGAATAGTTTGGAAGTTACTTTGATCAAGTACTGCTGAGCCTGATGTATGTAACTGTGCAATACCAGTTCCAAGTGTTCCTCTTCTAAGTTGTCTTAAAAGGCCGCCCTCTTTTAGATAGTATTCAATACGTTCACCGTTAATAAACACAATACCTGGAATACTTCTTTCTTTGTTAGGTTCTGGTAAACTGTCATAGTTTGTTACACTAATACTTGTATCATAGTAATTTAAATCTTTAGCAAGTGCATACTGTACATCGTCGCCCAATCTCTTGAAGTGCGTTCTATTAAGCATATCTTTAAATTGACTATATCCAAATTTTGGAACAATAACAGGGTTACTAAAGTGTATTACTTCAATATTATCATTCTGATCAACGTCAATTGCTAGTCTAACTGTTTGCTTGTCTTCCATTACGCTATATTCAACACTTGGTGTTAATAATTCATTGTTAATTGAAATCCAAACATAATTTGTATCAATAGCAGGCTTACGCAATTTAATGATTCCATTTGCTAATTGATGGTATTCTGTATAATCACCTGTGCCAATGGTTACAGCATTTCTAGCAACAACTTGTAATATCTCTCTTTCAACTTTAAGAACATCATGATTGCTAAATTGATATACTGTAATTGTTTCGCCTACTGCTGGTGCAACATCTAGCCTTAGTTCTGTTGGTGTTGATGTCCACTGTGCTGTAACTGGATCAATGTATCCAAAGTCATACTCGCCATCGTCAATAATGAATACATCTAGTTGATCGCCATCTTCGCCTGTATCAACAAATAATTCTACCGAACTGTTAAATCTATTCCAGCGCCAAGTTACGTTTTGTTCTTGTTCAACATCATTAATATAAACTCTAATAGTTTCTGCTGGAATTGAAGCAGTTGAGAACTGATATGGTCTTAACTGATATTCTCTTACTGAACTAATTGTAAATTGTTCGTTATATCCTGCACGTAAAATTCTGTTACCAACTTTAACAATAGTGTTGTGTTGTAAAGGAGTGTCATTAAACGGTGCAAGTCCAAGTGTAAACACTTTTGTTACTCCGTCACCTGTAAATGTGTCTGTTGTAACACTTGAGAAACTCTTAGCCGCACTATCGTAAATTACATACTGAATAATGTCACCAACGTCAGGTGCAATGTTTAATCTTAACAATGCTTGACCTGATGTATCAAATGTATCATCGGTTTCTGCTAAGTCAGCGTTAACATCTTCACCATTCTTAGTAACATAGAAACTTAATCCTTGTTTAAACTGAACACTAGTAACAAATACTGATGTACTTCCGTCACCTTCAAATGTATCACTATCTAAAATATTTTCACCGTTAGTAGACATTGTTATAATGTTAACAGGATCATTGTTATTAAGAGTTACATTTGAAAGCGTGATTGTCTTATCTTGATAATTTACACTCCATTTATCTTCACTTAAAATTGTTCCATTTGCTTTAATAAAGATGTCTTTTTGGCTTGCTGGATAACTGTTAAGTGGGAATGTGTAACTACCTTCAAATTTAAAGTTGTAGTTTTCGATTACTCCACTACCGTCATTAATTCTGTCAAATACTTTGATGTTAACTGAATCTAAAATCTGCCCTGGAACAAGTTCTTCTGGACCATGTGATGTATGCTCGGAAACAAAATCGTCACCGTCAATTATAATCTCTTCAGCATTAATACCTTTTGCTGACGAGTAAGCCATGTCGCCACCTGTTAGTAATGTATCATACGCTTCTGGATCAGGAATAAATGATCCATCGCTTGTAGACTTTCTAATAATAATTACATCGTCTGCTTTTGTAACCAACTTGTCATTGTCAATTAAGAATTCTGTTTGTACTCCGTCACCTATTAATGGTAACATAATTGCTTTTGGATTTGCTTCAACAGTACTACCGTCATAGTCTGGATGATCTAGTCTTACATATCCGCCTTTCAATGCATCTTTATAATAAACATTATATTCTACACCTTCTTCTAATGGTTGTGAAAGTGTTAACGATATTGTGCTACCATCTAATTGGAATACTTCATCTTCGTATGTAGAATCATATGAATCCCATGATGTTGTGTAGAACGGCTCGTTACCCCAACCAGTACCTGTACCGAAGTTAAACGACTTAACTTGGACACCACCGTAATCAACACCTGGCATTAACTGTGCAATATCTTTACCAATTTGACCAGTTACTGGATTATAGAATAAGTTAATTCTATCTTGTGCTTGTAACATATCAATTGATTTGTTGTATGTTACAACAATAACTGAATTATCTGCTGGCGGACTTTCAAACGAAATTCTACCTCTGTATCTAGTATATGACTTATCATTGTATTCAATATTCGATACACTATAGTCGCTCTTAAGAACTTCTAAGCCATTAACTGTAATACTGTATTGTGTTGATAATAAGTTCATTGGAAACTTAAGATCAAAATCTGTTAAACTGTTGTTACCTGCAAAAGTTTCACTCTCATTTAGTGTAGTAACTAAGAATGTTCCAGATACTCTATCAAATTTAGTTCTTAAGTGTACACTTCGTATTTTACTATTACCAATAACACTAGATGCTGTTGCTTGGATCCCCGAGTCAACATTTAAACTACCGTCGATCTCAACCAATGGTGCTGAAATATATCCTTTACCTGGATTTGTAACTTCAATACTTACAACGCCGCCGCCTGTTCCTAGTTTTGCTTCAGCAGTTGCACCTGTGCCGCCACCGCCAATAAATCTTACTTGTGGAATTTCAGTGTATGCTTTACCTTTATTTGTAACATTTACTTTTGTTACTTCAAAGCCTACATTGTCAATATAATGTTTATTAGGATAATATGTAGTTGTTAAATCTGTTCCTAAAATTAGATCATTATTAACTTTTAGTGATGTTGGTTCAATACGTCCTGTAATATCACTATATGTCGGCGGTACATCAAAATCAGTAACAGTACTGTTTGAATCATCGGTTTTAGTGTAGTTACTTAGATATTCTCTAATTTTAGTTTTGTAAGGTTTAGTTTCTTTAACAAAGTCTTCATAACTAGGCAAACTATCATTTTGGAATGTAATTTTTTGTTGTAAATCGCCAGCATTATGTTTTGCTTTGATAAACGAAGTTTTAAATGCCCAGTCAACAAATAGTTGCTCACTAAATGCATATCTAACACTTGCTAAGAATAGTTTGTTATATTCTGCTTCAATCGTTCCTACAAATAAATCTTCTTTAACTGCTTCAAAAATAATTCTTAATTCAAGTGTTGGTTGATTGTCATAGAATTGAGTGTCATAACTTAATCCGTCAAAACCAACATTACTTGTTGCAGGATCGTAAAGTGAAGATCTAAACTTAATAGTTCCGTCCTGTCTACCAACTGTAGTATAATTTGTAGTATAATCAACACTTGCTGTATCGGATGTTTTTTCTAGCAGTAACCAACCGCCTGTACCAACGTTATTAATTTTTACAATATCGCCTACAGCAGTATCTAAACTAGTTAATTGATAAGACTCGTCAATATTAAATGTTATAGGTGTAAATTGGTTATAGCCAGTAGCATACCAATCAATATAATCCCACCATTCAGATACATCGTATGATTGTGTTGATGATCTTTCCCACTCTTGGGTAATATTATTATAATCAAAAATTGACCACTTGTTATTAACTGTACTATCCGCTTTAACTAGAACTGCAAATGGTCTAACTGAAAGATTAGTTGAACTAGAATATTCTTTACCGGCACTTCTAACTGCTACTGAAGAAATACTTCCGTTAGCATCTAATTCAATTGTTATTCTTGCACCGTTACCATCTCCAAACTGTTCAAAGTTATATGTTGGTATTGTTTTATATCCAGCACCCGGATCGTTAATAATAACATCAACTAATTTTCCATTTTCAAATACTGGTGTTAGTTTAGCAGGTTTAGATTTAGAAATACCTACAAACTGTAATTCACTGTCAGTGTCAACCTCTACGTCAAACTTACCGCTTTCTAATCTAGGGAATTGATCTTTATCTAATAAACGTGTAAAGTCTAACTCGTCAACAATAAGTTGTGTTGCTAGTACTCTGTTAATTCTTTCAATAACTTGTTTAAGAGCCTCTTTATTGTTTTTAAACATACTCTGTCTTGGTCTGTTTAATACACCGTATTTTTGTTTAAATGACAATTGAGGATCAGGCACCGGTCTGTTCATTTCGTCAGTACCAATTAAACTGTCAACCCATTTGCGTTCAATATCTGCATTAGGTTTGCTTGTTTTAAGTCCTTCTGAAATTAACTGATATTCGTTATGTAAATTAATATCTTGGTTTTCAATCGTCCAATAACGGAAATTAATAGCACGATTAGTACCTTCAACTAAACTCTTACAATTATAAAGTCCAAATTTATTGTTTCCGTAAATTGCAACAAACTTATATGATAGCGCCGCTGGATCTTCAATTAACTGTGCAACGTCATAAGCACTAGTTTTTCTAAATTCTAAATCAGGAATAACTTTTTTATTCTTAACCCAGTAATAATATTTGTTGTAGAATGATTTAGATACATCATCATATAGGCGTTTAGTTACATACGCTTCCATTCCGTATGCTGTCGTACCACTAATGCCTCTGCCTAAGCCTACTTCGGTATCAGCAAGTGTGTCCCATCTTTCAGGTGTAATATCTGTTTCAACCCATTCGTAAACATCAATGCTTGATCCTACAAACAGTTTATTAAAGTTTGCTGAATTATAAATGATATTACCTTGATATGGATCAATCCATTTTGCTTTGCTAATATCCCACCATAGTCGTCCTACTTTTTCTTCTGCCCAGTAATTTTCTGTATCTACAGTTTTACCATTAGTTGCATAAGTGTAAGTTGCCGGATCAAATGGTGTTTTAAATGCTAGTTCTTCTTCTGCAGGACCAGCAATTTTTCCTTGGATAGGATCAATGTAATCTAGTTTGGTTGAAATGCCGCTTCCGTCTTTGGTGTAAATGAACACACCTTTAAATTTGTTTAAGTCAACTTGTAAACTAGGCTGTGTAGCAATAGTCCAAGGAAGTCTGTCGCGGTTACGTTTAAAGTCAATAACTGTTCCAATTAGATTATCGTCAGTTACTGAAAGTTCTGGCATAGAAACGTAAACATGATTTTCATTTGCAAGAATAAACTCGCCAAATCTTTCTACTTCTGGATTCTGATATGCAAATTTTTCTGCATACAATAAGAATTCATCGATACGTTGATATACAAATACTTGTCCACTGTCTTTGTTAATATTTGTAAACTGTGTTAGGTTGTTATCAAATGTTGTGGTAATATCATCAAATGTTGTAGTACTTTGTAAATCACCACCTTGTGCAGATACTAATAAAGTATCTCCAGTAAAGTCAATTGCTTGACCAAATCTTTCTGCAACAGTATTGTTTGGACTATAAATTGTTTGATGTAAGTGATAGTAATTTTCAACGTTTTTGTAAACATACACTTTACCATTGTCGTTGCTTCTATCATCATCTAGTGGTGCACCAACTGCTAGGTATTCACCATCATCGCTTAGTGTTAAAGCACTTGCAAATTTACTATCTGGTGATGAAATTTGGAATTGTGTATCGCCAGTATCAAATTCTGTTTCTTGATTATCAAAGAAAGTACTAATAACTGCATCAGGTGTTGCAATAGTCTGATAGTATTCATAGTGTCCGTTATTATATCTATAAATTCCAATTGCAGGGAATTGATCTGTATAGTCTGCAACCGTAGCAATTACATCTCCATCTAAACTTACAGTAAACGGATGTGCAAAATTAATAAGTGTGCTTGTGCTATCAAAAGTGTTAAACGACCCGTCACCTGTAACATTTGTTGCTGTGTCGTTTGGAACATAGCCTAAATAATCAATGTGTGTATCTAATAGATCCCAGTTAGCAATTAAGAAATTACCTGCAACTTGGTTTGTAGTACTCTTGTAAAAACTTCCATCATACACAACAATATCATCTGTGTAGTAAGCAACTGTATTATCAAACACACCTTTGTATTTTCTGTCTTGTGCAATATCCCAGTCGTAAGTTATATTGTCTTCTACACCTTTTTTAACAAAGTGAATTCTACCTGGGTTTGACGGAGTTCCGTCACCTGGTGCCGCAACAAATAATCTATACAAATCACCTTTTTTGTTAATTGATATTTGATTTCCTAAGAATGCATTGTCGTGTCTTCCAAGGTTTGAATATCCAAATCTAAGTTTGTATTCGCCGCCACCGGTTTTGGTATAAACAAAGTAAGCACCTTCTTTGGTGTATCCACTATCATTACCATCAGCATCTAGTTTTAAGTTATTAACTTGGGTCCAATCTCTGTTTAACGGATTAGGAATGTTTGCTGGTCTTGGTACGCCTGTTACTGATCTACTCTTATAAAATTGTATTTCAATTTCATTTTTAAATGTTGGAGTAGTTACAGGAAGTAACGTACTATCATTGTTTCTTACAACAATATATTTTCCTAAATAATTTGTAGTTAAATCTGTAGTATCAATACGTCCAGATAATCTATTAAATCCTTGCCCTGTTACAATTGAAAGATATCCAACAGCATTATTGTTATTACCGTAACTAAATGTTCCTGATAAATTCTTAACATAAATTCTTGCACCAAGTAATGCTTCTTGCACAAATGCAACTTCTGCTGTTGCGCCTGTTGATTCTTCAATTACTGTTTCGCCTTCTTGCGGAACATATGGTACTTGAATAGGAGGTGGTGTAAAGTTTGTCCACGTTACATCAATATATCCGTCCCATAGATCATAAACTGTGTGAGGTTGGTCAAGATAATCAAAAGTTAACCCTAACGCAGAGGGATCAAATACTGTTAACGGATCGCCACCTTTAACTCTGTTTACTTTCATAGTAAACGTATCACTAGTGTTTAAAGTATCTGTAATTATTTTAGGTGCTCTAACAAACCAATATGGTGAAGTTTCTGGCAATCCTTGTTTATCATAGTAACTTAAAATACCAATCTTACCGCCTCTGGTCGGATTTTGTAAATCTTGATTAACTTGATATACATCGTCCATGGTATTACCATACAACTCTGGTGATTTACTTTCACTTGCTGTAATATAGTCTGCAATAACAAAGTTAGGAGTAGTAACTTCTTTAGTTGCTGTAATAAATGGTGTTAGATTATTAACTCTCCACCAGCCTGCAAAATGATCACTTGAATTTTCAAACTCAACAGTTTCATATGTACCCATACTCTGACCGTTATAGATAAGTGTACCGGTTGTTTCAAACTGACCGTTCTGGTCGGAGATATAAATTAAACCTTGGTTAACATTGTCAATGATAATATCTTGTACTGTACCAATAGCAGTTTCTGTTGAAATAACATCACCTACTTGTGGGAACCTAATTAAGTTTTCAACAAATAAAAGTGTATCAATCTTACCTGCGATAACTTTATTACCTTCGAACTCTGCAACGCCCGGTCCAGTTGGTCCAAATGGTAAAATGCCGTTTGGATAATTTTGAGAGTATTGATTCCATTGTAAATTAATTGTGTCACCGACTGCCGAACCAATGTACTGAGCAACCGGTGCTCTAATTAACATATGATCAGTTGCGCCATCAAATTTATAATTACCTCTGATAGCATAAATTGTTTCAGGATAACTATTTGTATCAGCATCAAATGATGCTACTTCAATATCATGTGTTGTATAGAATCCACCAAATTGATAAGTTCCTAGTGCGGCTTCAACTCTGTAGTTTGCTTGCCATAGTTGCTCTTGATAAGAAACTATATCTTTAGGTTCGTAAACCGATCCTTGTGAATATGGTTCAACAAATTTTGTTTTAACATTAGAGGCTTCAGGAGCACCAACTACAATAAATTCTGAATCCGAACTAATTGTAACGCTCTTACCAAATTTACCATTACCTGAATATAACCCAACTGGTGGACTAATAGTTTGTATATGATTATACTCAACTGTATCTGTAAAACGTTTAAAGATATGTACACTTTCGTTTTCAGGTGATGAAATTACAAGTGTATTATTACGTTCGTCAACACTGATAACTTTACCAAACTCAACTGATTGATCTGACGATCTAACATTACTTAGAATTTGTTGTTGTTCAAAGGTTGGAGTATTCTTTAATACTGTCCAATCTCCTTTGCTATCTTCATCAATCCAAAGTGTTTCACCTACTTTTAAATTTTGATTTGATAGTAAAAGATTAGCACTATCAAAGTTGGCTGTTCTTGCAGTATTAAATCTAGTTACAAATCCACTAGTTTCTTCAACATCAGATGTTTCGCCATTATCGTAACAAATAATGTCTTGTAACTCTACTGTTTTAACTTTGAAGAATTTTTCTGCGCCTTCAACATTAAGCAATCCGATAATTTCATTATCTTCATAACGTGCTTGGCCTTCTAGTTTAATACGTACTAAGTCACCATCTTTGGTAACACTTTCAACCCTGTCGTCTGTTCTAACGTATTTTAAAACTGTCCAACTTAAACCTTTTTTACCAATCCATAAATAATCGTCAACATTATAATCGTTAACCGACTGTGTTAAAATATCATCATAATTTGCTAAACTAATTTTAACATCATCAGCATTAACGTATCCTGCTGTATCATAAACATATTTTACATTAGTATTTGTTGGAAACGGTTTATGATTATAATCATTTGGTTTTAAGTAAACTTCAAACGGTCTTTGTCTATAAATTAGGTCTGTTTCTGTTCCATCAATAGTATCAACAAGTTCAACAGGCTGTGGACTTAATCTAAACTTAGATTCGTCTAAAGTAAATTCAACTTCTTCAAATGAATCACTTGAGCCGTATTGTCCTAAACGAATTGCCCATTCTTCAAAAAACTCTAAACTATCTTCGTTTGTATTTGATAATGCATCAAATAATTTTGTTAAACTATTTTGTGTTCCTTTATCTTGAATAAATCCTTGATAAAACTTATACTGAGATACATCATCTTGAATGATGTTTTCTAGATACTGTCGTTTTTGATAACCAATTAAGTGTTGTGCAACCCGTTGGGTATCTGAGTCGAAGTTGTCTGTATCTAGATCGTAAAAATCGCCAAACTGTTTTGCTTTATAATCTAAGTTAGCAATAAGTCCAGACTCTGGTCTTTCTTCTAGTTTTTGCCAGTCATCATTATTAAAAACGTTTGTTCCAGGAATTTTATTTTTAGCAACATAATAAAATTCTTTATATTTTACAGTATCGCCGATTGAATAATCTTGCCAAGAAGCCCATTGTGTTGTTCTTGCTTCGTCGTACACAAATCCTGGAATGTTTAAGCCACCTGTCCAGTCATCTGTTCTATACCCTAAAACCTTAATGCGTTCTTGTCTGTATCCTGCTGGCTGGTCATACACAATGTCTTTGAAAACTGTTTCGTTGTCAATAATACAAACGTGTTCTTTTTGCAATAAAGGAATTTTAATTGCAAATATACCATCAGCAGTATTTCTAACTTGTACTGTAAAGTTATTATCTCTATCTCTAAATACTTTTACATATTCTTGTAATAGTTTTTTACCATCAGATTTTAATATTGAATAATCATAGAAATCATCAAACACATTGTCTGCTATAATATATTTCGAACTTAGTTCTAATCTATTTGCTCCAGGCGATAACGTAATAACACTATTTTCTTTCCAACCTTGTGTTGTCCAGAACATAAATTCTCTTGCACTTGTTGACCAGTTTTCAACAAGATTAATGTCTGCATTAAAATTATTAAAATCAAATCCAACTGTTTCTAAATAATTTCCGTATCCTAATAAGAAATCAACAACCTCTTGAACTGTTCTCAAGGTAGTACCATACGCAAGTTCTAACGGCTCGCTATTAATTTCTTTATTAAAGTTACGTCTAAAGTATGCAGAACGTCCGCCTTTAACAGGAAGGTCTACTAACTTTTGAAACTTGCTTTGATCAAATCCGTCTGTACTTTGATGTGATTCTTTAGTTGCATAAAACTCAGATCCAAATCTAACAATAGCACCTTGTGCGTATGTTTTATTTGCTGTCCATTCAACAAATGATTCTGAAATACCGCCTACATTAATTAAAGGATCGTTTGCTAGTACAACCGGAGTATAATATTTAAAGTATGGTGCTGTTTTATCGTATCCACGAATTACAAATCCATTTGTTTTCTTCTCAATAATAACACCACTGTAACTTACAACTTCAACAGGTGAACTTGAATTTAAAAATACATCATAGTTTTCTTCTGGAACAAATACGTTACCTTGGTTGTAAGGTGTTCTACTGTCAAGTACTAATCTAAATTTATTCTTTGAAGTAAATCCACCAATTTTAAATCCTAATTGATTTGATATAGATGTTAAGTTTTCTTTATACTGCGAATAAACATTAACTGTTTTTGAATTCATATAATCAGCAATATAATTTACAAATCCTGCTGTATATGTACGTGTTGTATCTTCTACTGTGTTAGGAAATACAATGTCTTGTAAACGCAATGCTTTTAAAGTATCTTTATAAACAATTAATCCTGCATTGTTACGAATAATTCTACTTCTATCCCAACCTAACCCCATAATCTTACTAGGTTGAGTTACTAACCAAGCAGTTAGTAATGCAAAAGGATATTCTGAACTTCTACGCCAAGCATTTTCTGTTGGTGCCATATCACCAAATGTAAATGGAAACTTAGAATTAGTTGCTGTAAATTCTTTTGAATAGTTACTTGCTAAAGGACTCAAAAGTGCGCCGCTATCGTCTACTGGAATCCAATTAGTTACACCAGGACGAGCATATTGTGATTTATATTCTAATGGCTTGCCAGGTTCTCTAATAATGCCTTCTTCAATGTCTGTCCATAAAATTTTATTTTCACTAGTGTACGGCGCTGGACCGTATACATCATTCCACCATGTAGGTTTAATACTAAACCCTAAGATTTCCCATGGATGGGTATGAGGACGATCAGTATCATATGCTTTCTTGTAAATTGATCTCCAGAAGCCTAAACTTTTAGTTAATTTAGGTGTTAGTGTTCTTGAGTAGTTAAAAGTAAATGAATCTGTTCTTTCATAAAAACTATTATCAGTGTAGTCCAGGTTTCCTAAAATAGTTAGCCATTCAGTAAAGTCAGTAATCATAACTTTATCAATCGACTCTGCTGTAATACCCGTATCTCTAAATTCGCCGCCTAGGAATTCATGAATGTCAATTAAATTTGTATCGTATTGTACTTTAATATTATTATAGATTCTAGTTTCTAATTCTAATAATAAATCATCTCTATAGTCACCATAGCATTTAAAAATACTGCCGTCGTGTCCTTGAATTACTTCTACAGGCTCTCTATAAGTATCGTCAATATACTTAGACGGAATAAACTTAGGATACAATCCAAACTTAGTTGGTGTTGGAGGAATAAATGATCCGTTAGTGCTTTCAAACTCGTAAATTTTAATTATATCACCCGGAGTTAAAACTTTTGTAATATTAACAAAACTTTCAAAACCTTCTTCAAAGATATAATCTGCTCCTTCGATCAGTTGTACATCATTTACATATACACCTACTGCTTTATCTGAAAGTGTTCTTAAATTAAAATCCTGTCTTAAACTGTAGTAGCCTTGATCAGAATCTCTAACTGTATGTTCTGTTAATTTAAATGTTCCATGGCCAATCATATCACTAAAGAAGAACGGCATATCGTTAGTTTTGTTTTTGTTAACGTCTGCTATTACTTTCTCAAAGTGTATTTGAAGATTACCGTCAAAGCCTAGTGTTTCTGCTGAACGTAAGAATAACCGTTTAAATTTAGCATATTCATTTTTAGCAAAACGCATTGACTTAACAATGTTTGAATCTTTATTAGTAATATGATATAAACTTAAATTTGTTAAACCCGAATGCTGTACAAATTTGTCACCATAAGTTGATACAGATCCTAGATCTCGTAAATTACTTACACCTGGAAATGTTCCCGACCACTTGTCTGAATTTTCTGTAATACTCTGTACGTGATCATTTACTTCGCCTAGTGTAAACGATTTAATATTTTCATTCTGAGGATTGCGTTCTAAATTAATTGGAAATTCATAAACGCCATTTGAATTTTTTGTTGTTGCACTTCTTGTTTTAATTAATAGATTATCGCCGGCTGTTAACGGTTTCATAAAGTTAACATACGCAATTCCATTTACTCTTACAATACTAAAGTCTACTAAATCTGTTTTCCTAACATCATTAACATAAACTCTGTACCACAAGTCATTAAGATCGCCGCTACGATTGTAAACGTCAATAGCAAAATCATTTGTTTGTGTATCAACAATATATTGTCTTTGTACTAGTTGTTGGCTGTGAGCAAAACCCTTTTCCCAGCCATTAACATAATCAAATTCTTCTCTAGTAGTATACTTTCTAAGTAAACCGATATCAGTTTTAACAGTTAAGATATCTGTACCGTCTTGGTAATTAAATTCGTCACCTGAAATATTAAAATCAAATACAATATCACCAGTGTTTTCTAATGCTCGATATGATAGAGCAAAACCTAATTCAGAATCAACTGTACCTGTACCTTGTTTGTAACTGAATAATTTATTACCAGCAAATGTTGAACTAGGATAAACAGTACTGTCGTTAAACACATATCCGCTATCATCATACAAATCAAACAACGGTGATTGGTTTACTGATGTTTTTTCTTGTGTCTTTTTCCAAGTTGTTCCATCATAATAGTAAATTAAACCTTTGTTTTCGTTGCCACGCTTAACAAGTACGGTTTCATTTAATAATGGCTTGCCATCAGTTTCTTCAATTAAACTAATTTGTCTAACATTATTGTGTGTAATAAAGTTAACTTTAAAAATTCTACCAGCAACAAATGAATCTGGGTCTGCGTTAAACAAAATACGCATACCATCAGTTACATCTTGTCCGTCAATGTTATAACCTAGTTGTCCTTCAATAGTTGAAAATACATCTTGTGTGAATGTATCAATTAAGTCAACATCTGCTTTTGCTTCAGTTCCATAGTTAAACAATTTAAGATCTGCGTCAAATTCAATAATAGGACGCTTTGCACGATTTTCTTGATCAATCTCTGGAACAATATTGTTAATTACTGCTGTGGTTTCAATTACATCTCTATGGAACCATCTATTATATCTTGACCAACTATTTAAGTTTTTACTTGCACGGTTAATAAGAATATAATCTTTTGTTCCAGCATAACTGTTTGCATTACTAAAAGGTAATCTGTCAAATGCCTCTGTATCAAACAAAACAGGTTTTTCTGTAGAGTATGCTCCGGGGATCTGTAACTGCTGTTCTGATACTAAACGTATAGCATCACCAACACCTTCAACATACCATTCACCTTTAGCATATTTTTCAGGGGTTACTTGTCCTCGGAAATAAACTTTCATACCATTTGAAAGTTCATAACCATTATTCATTTTATAAGACTTTTTGCCAATAACATCATTTTCAACATCGATAAAACTGTTATCAACAATGTCGTAAATTTTAATTAGTCCACTTGCATTAATATCATTTGCGTTAACATAATATAACGTATCGGGTGCATTAATGTCAACTTCAAAGGTGACTGTACCTACATCTGTTTGTCCTGTGCTGTCATCGATACCGTCTGTATAAAGAACATCTGCATCTAAACTACGTGCAGTTCTAAACGTCAATGGCATACCAGGAGCATTAATATCAAACGTATATGTTTGTCCTCTGTATAATTTTAATGTAGGATTAGATGTTAATCCGTCTGGAGTAAACAAATAAGATCTATTGTCAACATTATCTTTGCTTGTTACAGTAAACGTGCTTTCAACATCTTTTGCTTGTCCGACAATACCGATACCAATTGGACCGTTTGGTAACCAATAATATTCTCTAAAGTTAGTAAACTTATCCCAATTAATCTTTGGCGACCAAGAGTAATATTCTTGTCTATTTAAAACATCATCATTTGAAACAGTTCCGCCAAATGCTTTTAGTTGGTTTTTATAGTCGTTATAATCTTTGTAAAACGTTACGTTATCAAGTTCGTCTTTAACTATTGTTGCTGGTTCAAATTGATAATTTTCACGTGCAGTTGAAACATCTTCAACATAGTTGTCATCTGCTTGTCTTGCTTTTGCAATTCTACGGCCGTAGTATGCAGAGATCTTTTCTGCAACGCCCGGACTTAAAAGTTGGTCAAGTGTAGCAGATAGAAACTTTTTGTTAGTGTCTGTTCTAAAATATCTCGGAAGATGGTCGACGCTTGTTCTGCGACTTTGATTAGCGCCTACTGGTAATGGTGAATCATTCTGATTATCATTAAATGCCATTAGTAATCATTCCTCTACTAGTAACTTGTTCCACTTACAATTCCTGATGTTGTTGCTGTACCTGATGTTACAACACTACCTGATGCTTTAAGCCTACTTGCTGTAATTGCATCAATAATCTCAACATCGTCAACTGTTGCTCCGCTAATAAAAATTTCATCGTTTTCTGATTTAATTTCAAATAAACTACCAAATGCTGATGAATCTTGTCTAGGAACAATTACTAAGTTAACAATGTCAGGAGTAACTCTATTCATTATGTAAGTGCTTAGTTCTGCAAAGTGGAATGTATCACCAAAGTCCCAATTCTCTAATGCAAAGAATTCATTGATTGCGGCAACAACTTGTGCTTTAATGTCGTTGTCGTTTACAACTTCGTCTGGGTTTTTAACAATTTTAAATATTGCCTGCACATCTGTATCCGCTTTGCTTCCAAATAACACTTTATACTTAACTGGATGATAAATTACATCATCACTAATTGATTTAATTTTATTAATTTCACTACCATAGTTGTTGAATAATGCATCACTGCTAGGTGGTAACGGTTTGGTTGCAGTTACACCCGACAAATACAGTCTAAAAGCAGTATCATATTGCTTAGTTAATAAATAGGTATCGTTTATATTAGTACTGCTTGGATCAATCCTTGAATCGTCGTCTGCAGAATGAATGTATTGGAATTTTATTTTATCTCTTCCAACGTAGGCTCTATAATCTGTAGTTAATTCAAGTAGTCCTGAAGTTTTGTTGTATTTTTTAAACACATCTGTTGCTACAATATAAAATGTTTTACCGTCTGCTAATCCGCTTAGTGAGCCAACAAGTCCTTCGTTTTCTACAACAGTAATATTTTCGCTATCGTTATCAACATATTTGTAATCATCAATGTTATCAGTAGTAACATACTTTTTAGTAAACACCCATTTAGATGTTGGGTTAACTGTAGGTGCAACTACTTGAATAAATGTTTCAGGGTCATCAACTACAGAATCGTCATCTGTATCAAAAAATCCAACTTCTACTTTTTTACTATCAATGTATCCTTCTGGATCTCTATACTCTTTAACAACTTGCCAATCATAGTCAAGGTTGAACGGAGAAGTATCATCAGGCATAGTATTAATTGATAGTACTTTAATTTTGTCTTTTATAATCTGTCCTGTTGTATTATCATAAATTTTATTTTTGCTATCATAATAGAATCTAATTTCTTCGTTACTTTCAAAAACATAACGAAGTCCTCTATATTCAACATTATAAGTTTCGCCGTCTGTTTCAAATAACAGCAACCAACTTGCATCTAATTGCTGGTTTGTAAGATCGCCTGTTTTACCAGTTGAAAACGATCCAATAATGTCTAAGTTATTTTCTGTAACAACACGCCATTGACGTTGGCTGTAATCGTATCTTAACCCAAATGTTTTATATGCAAAAATTTGATCAATAATTTGTGATTTAACGTCAGCAACTAACGAACGTGCAAACTTAGGTCTAATTTCAATTAGAATTGCACCTTCAGGAACTACATCATTAAAAATAATAGGACCTGTTCCGTCCTCGTTATCAACTGTGCCGTCACCAGCAACACTAACAACCTTGGACCACATATATGTTTTTGATCCTGTGTAATTTGCTTGTCCAACTACTAGTTTTTCATCTTTAAAATGATATCCTGTTGGTGCAGTAAATTTACACAAACTTCCTGCTTCGATAAATCTTAATCCGCTACCAGTAAATACACCAACTTGGTATCTTTGATCTGCTGTTTCAATTAAACTACCTGTGCTGTAATTTGTTCCACTGCTATTTTGTTTCCAAGTTGCTTGTAAGTCTGCAACTAATACTTTAGGAAACTTGTCTAAGTAAAAATTAATCTGCTCTGTTTGTGAAAGGATTGGTGTAATTACGTTTTCAATAGTTCCTTCAACATCAGTTCTTGTTGAAAAAGTAAACGAAGTTTTATTAACAGTATCTTCTTTATACAATGCACCATCAGTACCAAATATATTTGTACTAGAATATTTTCCTGTTGCATCTAATAAATCAAAGTATCTTGAAATACCACTTGCTGTTCTGTTTACTGTTTTAACTTTAATAATTTCTTGGCTAACTGCTAATGGTGCAACTTGATAGTCTTCACCTGTAACCATTCTGTTTTGTGTATAATAAGTTGCAGGAGCATTATCTCTAATACTTGCATTTGTTTCACTAAATGAACTGTTATCAACTGTGTACTTTAAACTAAATGTAATGTTTAAAGTTTCTTGGTTTCCTGCTTTAGAAGTATAAGGAATTGTAACTGAAATACTTTGCATATCTGCAGGTACAATATTAAACTCATCATTAGCACTTGTTCTATAGTAGGTTCTAAATGTACCTTTAGGTAAGTTACCAAATGTACCGTCTGAGAAAATAAGATCTACAGCATCACCTGTTCTTGTTAGCACAGCGTAAACGTTTCTTTGGTCTTTTCTTGTACTGTTATAAACAATGTTGTTACCTTCAAGTGCATCAACTTTGGTCCATAACTGATCTTCAGCACCAACCGAATTTAATTTGTATAACCAAAGGTCAGTATTATTAACATTTGTTGCTTCAATGTTTACTGTTTGGTTAGTACTAGGTCGATTAATTGTAAACTCGCCTTGGTCAAGTGTACCTTGTCTAAAGTGTGCAAAAAATCCCGAGTTAGTTGATCCAGGACCTCTACCGTCGTCTCTATATAAAAATGCTAAACTGTTTCCTGGTAACGGTGCTTCTTCAGAAATAATACCATCAGTAACATCTGTAGAAACAATCTGGAATTGTAAATTACGTCCATCAACATTTTTTGTAAATGTGTAAACAGGTACATCAGTGTTTGAAGCATTAAGTCTGTATTGGTCTGTAGGAATTCCTTCAACATTGTCTTTCTTAATTGGCTTACCGTACGGACTGTTATTAGGAAGTGCCGCATTTAGTGTTCTATCAAACTGCTCTCTCCAATTTGAATTTGAAGGATCATTCCAAATAATAGTTTGTCCAGATAAGTTAGTACCGTTACTGTCAATTACATCTTCACTAGTTGTAATACTTTCCATTTTTAACAAGCCGTTAGCGGCAATATTACGTTTAGGATTGTAAGACAACAAACGTGCTAAACGCAGAATACTTTCTCTACGTGAAGCAAGTTCTAAAAAGTTTTCTCTTGCATTAAGATCAATACGGAAAGCAATGTTTTGACCTAGGAAAGCAATAAGGTCGATTAATGCAAGATACTCACTTGACTCGATGTAATCGTTAAAATCTTCTGGATAATTTTCTCTAAGATAAGAGATCATTGTTCGACGTAGATTGTCGAAATCATATGACTTAAATTCTGCGTTACGGAAAGATTGGTATACTTTGGCCCAATCTTCTGCAACTAATAATCTGTTTTGTCTATTTGTCGATGACATTTGCTTTCCTTATTATACAGTATTTATTTGATTGAGTTAACTACGTACTTAAATCAGTCCCATACTGTCGTCAAATGTCATACGCATTTTTTCACTAATATTGTATGGTAGATAAGTTAAATCACAATCAATTAAGATACCACTTTCGTATGTGTCTATAGTAACTTGATTAACGACAATCCTAGGATCAGCGTCAACAATATCTTGAACATTCTTTGTAATTGCTTCTTTCATGCTTTCTGTCATAGGTTCATGAATTGCGTCCCAAATAATTGTTCCAAATTCCGGGTTTTCTAATTTTTCACCTTGTCTTATGTGAAAATGGTTTAGCAAATCTTGTTTAATTAATCCAATATCGTACAATACAGTACTGTTATTTTCAGGGTTTACAGTACTCAATCCTTTATAAGCACGATTAGTTGTCGTCGGGGGATTGTTGTTAGCCTTTGGACTTTTAACCTTAATATTTTTGTATAAATCTGCCATAACAATATTTACCTACCTAGTTAGCCACTGAATCCTTTCTAAATGGATCCGGCGTTGGTGTTGCTGGATTTGGGTTAGCAACTGTAACAGCATTGTCTCTATCTGTTGCTACAATTTTAAATGCTAACGGATTTAAATTTTCATGATGATTCCACGGTTCGTGTTGTGGAGATCTTTGTGCTAAAATAGGATGGGCGGCATGACCTGGAAGACTGTGTGTATTTAAAGCACCAACCTTTCCTGCTTCTGTTGCTAATGGACCATTCATATGAATGTTTGCCGCTGATTCGATATGATCAGCACCACTTTTAATTTCTGTTGTACCTCCTGAAGTAAACCAATTATATGATGTTGTGTTAATGTGCATACCGCCATTGGTTGTTATTTTAGTATCTCCTCCAACAAGTATATTTGTGTTTGCACTAGATTCCATTTGAATTTGTCCTAGTGTTGATTTAGTTCCTATATAGTTTCCACTTGCTTTTATTGCAATGTTAGCACCTGCTTCAATAGTAACATTTCTATCTGCTGTTAAATTAAAATCATTTTCAGTGTGCATACTAATACTATCTTTTGCATAGATGTCAATCTTACCGTCTGATGTTAATTCAATCCAGGCAGTTCCTCTTGAGTTAGCAATGTAAATTAAATCTTCTGTATTATGTAAAAGTACCTGATGGCCTGTTCTAGTTCTAAGACGTAATAATTCGTTATGAGGTAATGTTGGATCGCCATCATCTTCATTCATCATTACTTTTGCATAATCAGGACCGCCCGATGAAGCGTTGCTTCTACGCAACAATTTATCATCGCCATCGTCCATTACAAACTCTGATCCACCAAGCCTTGAGCGTGTAATATTTGCAAAATCCGCAGTGGTTCCTACTCGCTCATTAGGTGATCCAGGACGCTTATCATATGGTCCAGGTGTGCTTATACCAAAGACTGCACTTGGTACTTCTCGTCTTGCACTTGACGTCGACGTTCCTCTTGCTTCGTCTTCAAGTAATCCTTGTTCTTCTAAATTGTTTACAAACTCTGTTTGGTATGGTTTTCTAAACTGTGTTGGATCTTGTCCTAGACCTTCTTCTAAAACTTTATTATATTCTGCAACAGGAATTTTCTTACCTTGTAAATCTCCAGGAGTTCCATCAGTTGTGTATGATGTTGATACTTGACCAGGCATTGCAAAATTCATATATTTGTCTTGGATACAACCTAACCAGTAACATTGATTAGGATTTCCTTCTGCAAAAATAACAAGTACTATAGTACCTGGATCAGGCGGGATTGCCCAAAACCCATAAGACTGTTGGCTATCTCTATAAGTATCATTTTTACTAATTCCAGATCTTGTTGTTTGTCCAGCAAAGGGTGAAAGATATCTTGCTGTATATGTACCGGCTTGTGATAAATCAGGTCCGCCTACTTCATTTGATTTTAGTAACTGAACTGATAACGAACCCATATATTCTGGGTCAAGCACGTTAAGAACTTTTGCAAGATACGGTCCTGGTCTTGTCCAAAGTTTTCTATTAAACGATATTCTATCAAATTCAGCCATTACCTACCACTGCCTCCGCCTGCGGTTTTTTTCTCTTGCGCCTTTTCTTCTGTAGGATTATTATTACCTGTTGCTTTCTTAGGCGTGTCAAGTTCTTGTTGATTAGTCATTCTATTTAATTTAAGTGTCTGGGTAAATTGGTTGTTTTCGAATGTATGTGTTATTTCTGTTACTTGGTACAAACCACTAAATTCTCTAACAACTACGCCGTTGTTTTCATCTATCATTGTTGGAAATTCTATTGTATCTTTATTAAGAGCATAGTCATATGGTGTTCTAAAATTTAAAACAATGTATTGTTGGCTTCGCACGTGATCAATTTGACCGTTTTCGTCTTCAAACCAAGTTGCTCCTGCGGCACTTTGGTAATTTCCCATTCCGCTATCTGATAAGAAATACGGATCTCCCATAATTTGTAATTCTACTTGCACCATGTCTGCATTACTGTAAACAAGTGCTTTGTGGAATGTTCTAGCAATTACATCTTTTGTATCCTGTGGTACTGCTCTCATACCACTTGTGATCACTTCTAGTTCTGCACCTACTAACGGCTTTAATGCTACTTTAGGTTTTTCTTTATCACCTTCTTTTTGCGGAGTATCACCTCCAAGATTTTGTTTGTCAGCAGTTGCACTATCGCCTGCATTTTGCTTAGACTTAGTATCAGAGGCATTATCAAGCGGAACTGGTGTTAAGAATCTGTAGTTAAATCTAATGTCAAAGTTAAGTACGTTTTTGTTTTTACCTGTGTACATATAATTGTACTCTTTATTAACATCAACTAGTAACGGTTTTGTGTCAGGTGCAACATCTGTTGGCGACATCCAAGTACTTGCATGAACTCTATAAGGTACAACCCTATAAACATAAATCCTTGGCTGTCTACCCTTACGTGCTTCAACTTCTTTAACAGGAACATTAAACACCATTGCTTGAACTGTGAACCACGGACGATATCCATCTTCAACTTTACGTTCAAGTAAGTTTTTACCATACTCACTTTGTAACACCATTTCTTCAATAATATTTGTTATACGTGTTCCTTTTTGGAATTTAAAGGCTCGCTTATCACTTGGAATATTATTTCCTTTTTGTTCAAAAGTTTTTTTGATCGGGTCATATACTCTGCCATATCCGCTATGATTAATTTCACCTGGTTGTAGTTTATCTAAAACAAGTTTTGATTTACCAACATCGTTTAGGTTTTCTTCCGATAATGCTTGAACTTTTACTGCTTCACTTAGATCACTTCTTTTTACACTAATACCTAGTGTGTCTGCTAACCATGCATCGTAATCAATTTCAACTGTTCCTTTTTCTTCTCCTCCAACTGTTGCATAATATTCTTGTGAACCTTTAACAACACCTTCTTCAGTATTTTCTTTTGCTGTTTCTAACTTTTTACTTTGAAGTGCATCTTCTTTAGGAAATAAAATAATATATTCGTCAGCAAACGTCCTTTCATTTTTTTCTTCACGTTTAAGAAGTGTTGTATTAAGAGCAGTTGTTAAACTTTGACCACCACTTTGTAATGCTTCTGCTAATTGATTACCAATAATTGTAATATCATGTGGAATGTTTTGTACTGAGTCAGAGTATGCTGAGGAGTTTTGTGAAATAAATGATACTTCATACACACTACCACTTTGATCAACGCTCATTGATGATTCAGATAACTGAACAGGTAAGCACCTTCTGCCAATACGCTGTGAATTATTTTCATCGTCCCAACCTACCATTTCAACAACTAGTAAGAACGGTGCGGTTACATAATTATTATGTCCTGCCATTTGAGCGGCAACCATCAGTGCTTCTAAGAATTGTCCCATACTATAAGGTTCGATAACTGTAAAAGAACCTTGGTGCATTTGTGTTACACGAGATCTACTGTTAGGACTAATAACAGAATTAATAGAACAACTATTAATATAGTATTCTACCCTACCGCCTTGTCTTTCTAAACTAGTAGTTGCTTTGCGAAACCCTACGTTTTGTGTGCCGCCTGCGGCTTTGATAACAACAACATTAGGTTCTTTACCTTCAAGCATATAGGTGTTATCAGGATCACGTAATTCGTTATTGTCTAAACAGTATAAACTCCAAAGATGGTTAACAGTTCTAAACCTTTCAAGTTCGTTATCTTTAAGATTAACTTTCTTGATGTTTTCGTACTTGATAGTTTTTACTGTATCTTTTTTCTCAGTATCGGATTTTGATTTACTATCTGTTTTTGATACTGAACCTTCATGTTCAAAGTCAGCAACTTCACCATTAAGTTGATCTGTTTCGCCCTTGCCTGATTCTTTTTTCTTTTTTTCGTACTCTGGATCGCCGATAGCCATCTTAGACTCCTAATGAATTCTTTAGTGTAGATCCATTAGGTAGATAAATTGAAGTACCTACTTTAAGATCATAAACTGGGTCCTCGATAACATCCATGTTTCGTTGAGCAAACACCCACCATAGTTTAGGTGTTCCGTATAAGTCATATGCTAGTAGGTCTGGTCTGTAGTTATATTGAGGTTCAATTTCATATAACACATCATCAGGCGATGCTGGCACTGGTCTCGGCCTCATAAAATCTAGATATTCACCAGTTTCGTTATTAGGTGTATTTTTCCAAGGACTTGATTCTTCGTACTTTGCCATTAAATAAATCCTTTGCCGTTACTTAAATATGATCCATTAACATATTTTTGTAAACTAAACTGTTCAATTTCACGTCTGCTGTAGATAGGCTGTACTGTTACAGTAATCAAACTTTGTGTCGGAACCCAACTTACTCCTGGGCCAGTTGGAATTTCCATTTCAAAATCTGTCATGATCTCTCCACGCTTAACCGTAACACCGTTAAGTCCTGTTTGAATATAATCAACGTCTTGAGGTAAGTCGATTGTAAAGTTTGTAATAACAACAGGAACATTATTAAAAATAAAATCTCCATAACCATTTAATTTTACAACAGGCGGTGGTGCACCAATAGTTTCTTCATCTCCGCCATAAAACATTTTTGTACATGATCTTAGATAGTGCATTGCCGCTACCCAATATTCTGCTTCTGCTCCGTTTTGTACAAAAAAGTCTCCTGTAATTACCAACTGATCCACTTGTGAATTCTGGTATGCAAAATAAGGATAATTAGTATGTACAGGGGTTATGGCATTATAGTTTGCACTATGAGCAACAATAATTGTCGGAGTATAAGGAAATACCAAACCACCGGTATTTGCTAAAACCTTTAACAATGGAGATCCTTTGAAACTGTCCGGAACTGAAAGTTTAACACGCCAGTCACGCTTTGAACCTTTAAAGTTTACATTGCTGGTAGAGCCGCCTTTTTTATCAAACAGTCCTGCTAGGTTCTTTGATCTCAGTTTTTTACCGAACCCTAAAGAATCAATAAAGTCAGTTACAAACTGTGGTGGTGGACCACTTGGACCTGGCTTTGTATTTGATGCTTGTGAATCTGGACTTCCAGAACGAACAGGATTGCCTTTGCTGTCTCTTACTGGATTTCCACTACTGTCTCTAACTATTCCCATAATTGGTTAACTCCTTACTATTATTTAGTTGACAAAGTTATGTACGTAGTTTATAATAGACAGTAACTTATGGAGAATTTATTTAATATGAAAAGACAAAACTACCTAAACAACCGAGATCTTCTTGCGGAAATACATAAGTCAAAAACATCATATTGCAGTTTTGTAGACGAAGAATACCATCGATACGATATTATTTTACCAAGTATAGACAAGATTAACATACGTACTATTGCTGAAGCAAAGCGTAATAAAGCCAAAAGACTAAGTCAAGCAGACTACGAAGCACGTAAAGAAGCAGGCGAAAAAGTAAAACAAGCAGATTGCGAAGTAGATTACAGAAAAATTGAAAAAAACGAACTTATTTTTAGAATTATGACGTATGATCATATCCCAGAAGAAAAGGGTCGTAAGAAAAATCCAAAAACAGTAGCAGACACAAAAGTAAAATTGAACTTTCCACCTTTCCAGCACTATAAGTTTAACTCAAAAGACGAACTAGTGTGTGTTGGTAAGAGCCATTGGCAAGGCGGAATGAAGAATGGTCACTTTGATCTTAAGGCCGGCCAAGCAACAAACAAACTTGCTTTGATGTGGATGAAGTTGTGTGAACGTTATGCAACAAGAGGTAACGTGAGAGGATACACTTATAATGATGAAATGCGAGGACAAGCGATACTACAACTTACTCAAATTGGTTTACAATTTGATGAATCTAAGAGTAACAACCCGTTTGCTTACTACACAGCGGCAGTCACAAACTCATTTGTACGTATTATCAACATTGAAAAACGCAATCAAAACATTAGAGACGACATCTTGGAAATGAATAACATGAATCCAAGTTTCACAAGGCAGAATCAAGGCGTATTTGAAAGAGAACAAGCAGAACATTACGGAAACAAAAAGAATAATGAGTAAATGCCGGTTGACTTCATTGAAGTTTTCAGGTACAATTACAAGTTATCGTAAGGAAAAAACGTGTTTAAGAAAGTTGCAGTATTTACAGACATCCATTTTGGATTAAAATCTAATTCAAGAACTCACAATGAAGATTGTGAGGAATTTATCGATTGGTATATCGATCAAGCAAAGGAACGAGGTTGCGAAACTGGTATTTTTATGGGCGATTGGCACCATAACCGAAACAGTTTGAACATTACCACACTTGATTACACCATTCGATGTTTAGAAAAACTAGGTAAAGCATTTGAAAAGTTTTATTTCTTTCCTGGTAACCATGATTTATACTATAAAGACAAACGAGATTTGAATAGTATTGCTTTTGGTAAGCATATCGAAGGCATTACCATGGTAAATGAAATCATGACACAAGATGATGTAACACTTGTGCCTTGGTTGGTAGAAGATGAATGGAAAAATATTTCAAAAATTAAATCCAAATATATGTTTGGCCACTTTGAACTTCCAAACTTCTATATGAACGCAATGGTACAGATGCCAGATACTGGTGAATTGAAAGCAGACCACTTTAAACATCAAGAATATGTGTTCAGTGGACACTTCCATAAACGTCAGGTGCAAGGACCGATACACTATATTGGTAATGCACTTCCACACAACTATGCTGATGCATGGGATGATGAACGTGGTATGATGGTATTGGAATGGGGCGGCGAGCCAGAATATATTAACTGGTGGAACTGTCCAAAGTACAGAACAGTAAAACTGTCGCAACTACTTGACGAAAAAGATACACTTATTAAACCTAAAATGTATCTTAGGGTTACATTAGACTTACCTATATCGTTTGAAGAAGCAACTTTTATCAAAGAAACATTTATTAAGGATTATAATTGTAGAGAAATTACACTTATTCCAAATACAAAGGATGAAGAAATCAATTCTGATATTGATATTCAACAATTTGAAAGTGTAGACCAAATTGTTGCTAAAGAAATTGAAGCAATTGACAGTGATAACTTTAATAAAGCGAAACTACTTGAGATATACAAGGATTTAGTACATGATTAAAATAAAAAATCTCACAGTTAAGAATTTTATGAGTGTAGGTAATGCTACACAAGCAGTTGACTTTGATAAACAGCAATTAACGTTGGTGCTAGGTGAAAACTTAGACCAAGGTGGTGATGATAGCGGCTCTAGAAACGGAACAGGTAAGACCACTATCATTAACGCCCTTTCATATGCTATATTTGGTATGGCATTAACCAACATTAGGCGTGATAATCTTGTAAACAAAACAAATAACAAAGCAATGTTGGTAACTCTTACGTTTGAAAAAGACGGAGTAGAGTATCATATTGAAAGAGGACGTAAACCCAACTTACTAAAGTTTAGTATTAACGGTAATGAACAAGAAATGACTGACGAATCACAAGGCGACAGTCGTAAAACACAAGAAGATATTAATGATTTATTAGGTATGAGCCATGATATGTTTAAGCATATTGTTGCACTAAACACATACACAGAACCATTTTTATCAATGAAAAACAATGACCAACGTGCTATCATTGAGCAACTTTTAGGTATTACTATCCTATCTGAAAAAGCAGATATGCTTAGAGATAAAATTAAAGAAACAAGAGATAGTATTACAGAAGAAAATGCAAAAATTACAGCAATCAAAACCAGCAATGAAAAAATTACTGAAAACATTGGTCGGTTAGAAAGCAGACGCAAGGCGTGGATTGCACAAAACAGAGAAGAATGCCTTAAATTAGAAAAAGGTATTAAGGAATTAGAGCAAGTTGACATTGAAGCAGAACTAGAAGCACATGAAAAACTTGCAACTTGGACAGAAACAACAACTAGACACTCTAATTTACTAAAAGAAAGAGCAACAATTGAACGTGCCTTGGAACAAGCAGATAAAAATGTTCATAAACTTGGAAAAGAGTTGGACGACCTAGAACACGCAAAATGTTATGCTTGTGGACAAGACCTACACGATGACAAACTAGAAGAACTTCGAAACAAAATGCAACGTGACTACGGTGATGCACACACATACATGATTGAAATTGCTGATAAGTTTGAAAAAGTTAACCTAAAGATTAGTGACATTGGTGAGATTGATGCAAAGCCTATTACATTTTATGATGTTGCTAAAGAAGCATATGATCATAGAAGCAATGTTGAAAACTTAAAAAAAGTATTAGAAGAAAAACAAGCAGAAACAGATCCTTATCAAGAACAAATTGATGATCTCAAGGATACTGCTATTCAAGAGATCGAATGGGATACTGTAAATGAACTTACTAGTTACAAGGACCATCAAGAATTCTTGTATAAACTGTTAACTAACAAAGATTCGTTCATACGTAAAAAGATTATTGAACAAAATCTTGCATATCTAAACAACAGGCTAACATATTACTTGGATAAAGTAGGTTTGCCACATACTGTTGTATTCCAAAACGACTTATCAGTTGAAATTCAACAACTAGGACAGGACTTAGACTTTGATAACTTGTCAAGAGGTGAACGAAATAGACTTATACTTGGTATGAGTTGGGCGTTCCGTGATGTTTGGGAATCATTATATCAAAATATTAACTTATTGTTCATTGATGAGTTGATTGATAGTGGTATGGATAGTGCAGGTGTTGAAAGTTCTTTGAGTATTCTTAAAAAGATGGGTAGAGAACGTAATAAAAACATCTATTTGATTTCGCACAAAGACGAATTAATTGGTAGAGTTAATAATGTACTGAAAGTTGTAAAAGAAAACGGCTTTACAAGTTACGATAACGATATTGAAATAGTAGAATGAGCGATATACCACAAGACACGCATGACAAACTTACAAAGGCTTACATGGAATACTACAAAGCCAACGAAGCCTTTGAAATTCGCAAGAGCGAACGTACTAAACGTGCGGCTAGAAAGTGGTTAAGCGAAATACGTAGGCTTTGCAGTGAACGTAGAAACGAAATTATGAGTGATTACGTTGATAACAAAAGCCAAAATACAACAGACGAAACATAGGCACAAATAAGTACCATTATGCAATGGACTTATCAGGGAAAAACAATTGAATCTATACCAGAAGAGTATGAAGGCTTTGTTTATCTTATAACAAATACAACTAACGGGCAAAAATACATAGGCAAAAAACTAGCCAAATTCAAAACTACTAAACCTCCCCTAAAAGGACGCAAAAATAAGCGTCGAGGACACAAAGAATCAGATTGGAAAGACTACTGGGGGTCGTCTGATAAACTATTAGTAGACGTAGAACAACTAGGCCCAGAAAACTTCACAAGAGAAATACTATACCTTTGCAAATCACGGGCAGAGATGTCCTATATAGAGGCAAGAGAGCAATTTGACCGCCGAGTATTAGAAACAGACGACTATTATAACGGTATTATTAACGTAAGAGTGGGCGGTTCTGATAAATTGCGACAGGCACTACTAGAATACAACAAGTAACAACTACATAGCAATGATGTTTGGTCGGGGATGCTCGACTCGCCTTGAGGATATGTGCGATACCATATTCAGATACTGGCGTGTTGCAAGGACAATGCTAACTTAGGCATAAAAGATGTGTGCTCTGTGAAAAAGATACAACACACAGGCAAGTGATTTCGAACTGTTTGGGATTAACTGCCTTCCGCGGATTTTGCGAATGCTGAAGTAGGGGGTTATAGGTCTGCCGCCTCCGATATGCGTTAGAACGTATAAATCTATTTTATACGCTAAACCGCATAAATCTTCTTAAACAGTTGTGGTGATGCTAACTCACATGATGTGAAACCACTCAATTCGTCCGGCAACGGGCGAATTGTGGCTCAACTATCTACATGATGCTAAAACGCTATCGCGTTTATTACTTAATCATATAAAAAATAAAGTGTTTGAGCAAAGCGAAAACAATTTGTTACGAAGTAACAAATCAAATGAATCCAATCCAATGTGAAACATCATCACAAGGGTCATCAATGTAAATCTGGATCACGTCCTAATCCTTTAACTGTATAATGTTCATTCTTTACGATGGTCCACGATGCTGTATCGTGTCCTTGATCTTGTAACATTGCAATATATGTATGTGCTTCTTCTTCTGAGGAAAGATTCTGTTCGATAACTTCCCCACGAGCATCAACTACGTCATATGTATATCTCATGATTGAATATTTACTAGGTAAATATCAATAATTATACATAAATATAATACAACGGGAGTAAAATAATGAAAATTCATCAAATTATAAGTGAATCTGCTGTAAATGAAGCCCCTGGTGGTAGTGCATTAGGTAATATTGCACGTAAAGTAGGTGCAAAAGCGGCAGGTGCAGTAGGTATGAAAAATACCTCGGCAGGATTAAGTGGAAAAGCACAATCAAACGATCGTGCAAAAGAAATTGGTGTTAAATGGACACAATTTGCTAATCAAACAGGTGCAGGAACTAAAGCACCGGATGCTTCTGCACTAGCAGACTTCTTAGCAAAAGAAAAACTATCAACTGCTAGACTTAAAGGAATGTCAGGAAAGTTAACTCCCAAACAAGTAGATGACATTTTAACTAAAGTTGCACAAGATACATTTAAAGGAGCGGCAGGACAAGCGGCTGTTGGTAATGAACCAGAAGCAGATCCAAGTTTAGGCGGTAAGTTTGGTGGGCCAGAAGGCAATGACGCCGGCGGAGCCGGTACAGGACAAGGCGCTGGTGCGACAGCACAAAGCGGTAGCGATAGCGGTGCTACAGCACAAGGAGGTGCGACAGCACAAAGCGGTAGCGGTCAAGCAGGAGCCAATGGCATTCCAAAAAACATTCAGGCACAACTAGATAAACTTACTCCGCAACAGAAAAAAGAACTAGCGGCATTACTATAAGGTAGATAATAATGAAACTGCACGAAGTAACCACGTATAACTTAAAATCACAAACTATTCTTAACGAAGGTTGGAACGTTTTAACTGAAGCACAACAATTACACATTGGCCAATGGGAAAAACGTGTATGGCCGTTATACGAAGAGTTTAACAGACTCATGGAAGCAGAACTTACTGCTAACCAAGTGCAAGATATTTTTACTAACGCAGAAAAAGTTGCAATTGAAGGTGGTGACAACCTAACAGCCTTGGGTAAAGCAGGCAAAGTAACTGCTGAAGTCTCAGGCAAGATGAAAGCAGAACTTGATAAGTTAATTAAACAAGCGGCTGAAAGCGGTCCTGTTAAAAACTTTGATCAACAGTTTGAAAAATTAAAAGCACAACTAAAAACTAAACTACAAGGCAACCCAGCAGGACAAAAAATTCTTCAAGGTGTTGAGAAGTGGGGCGGTTTTGCTAAAGAAAATCCAGCCAAGAGTGCATTTATTATTGGTGCAATGACTTCCGTACTTGCATTTGCAAGTGGCGGTATTTTGTCAGGTGCCGCAATTGGTTTCTTCTTAAAACTAGCAAACAATACTATTAAGGGTGATAAACTGTCAGTTGCGATGGCTAAAGGTGTTAAAGGCGCGGCACTTGGTGCTGTTGCAGGTGCATTAGGCTCTGCTATTTCAAGTGCGGCAGAAGATTTATTCCCAGCAGAAGTTACAAATATTTTTGTAAACCAAGATGGTGCTATTGATATTAGTCAAATAGATGCCATGGACGCAACATCTCTAACGGACATAGATGCTGATGCGGCCAAAGAACTAATTCAAGCACGTTCAGCAATGGAAGAAATGCTTCCAAGACTAAGTGGTGAAGAAGGTGAAGTACTACAGCAACAGTTAGATCAACTTAATGACAAAATTGTACAACTAGGTGGCGGCGAAAACCTTAAAGGTTCAATTGATGCAATACAAAGTGAATTTGGTATTGAAGGTAGAGGCGTTGATGTAGTAGTTAAAGGTAATGATGTTGACACTGGCACAGACGCTGAGCCTCTTCCGGGCGATGATGGCGACTATGGAGAACCAGCAGACGATGGTGCACCTGATGCAGACAAACTATCAGGTGACGAAGTAGGAACAGTTAAAGCAGAATATTCAGCAGAAGAACTTAATGACAAATTTAATATTGACTCAAGTGAATTTCCACGTAACGGTTGGCTAGATGAAAACAAAGATGCACTATTAAAAGCAGGAATGACCGAAACAGAGTTTGAAGATTTACAAGCGGCTACACAATTAGAAAGAGCAGTTGACCAAGCAAACTTCCGTGAAGGTATTTCAATGAGTTCAAGTAGCGAATTAAAAACATTCATGGGTGATGAACCAAAAGTAATTGGCGGCATAGAAGGCGAATACGAAGCAGGAGAAACCTTTACAAATAAAATTGAAACAAAACTACCTGGTTCAGATAAACCTTGGAGTGCTAACGTTACAACACAAATTGAAGGTGTAGATGCAGACGGTAATACAGTATACGCAATTAAAGAATTAACAGTAGGACCAGAAGTTTTTAATGATAAAATGTTTGCGGCTATTGATAAACTTGCAGAACAAGATCCAGACAATCCTTTGGTAAAAGCATTTATGGATAATGTTATTCTAGCAAACAAAGAAGCAAGTATGGAAACACTTAAAGATACTTTTGCTCAAGACGTTGCAGAAAAAGTTATGCAAGGTGCGGCGGCAGTTGCACTAGGTGGAGCACTAGCGGCATCAGAAGTTAAGCCAGCAGAAACAAAAGAATCTAGAGATTTAAGAATAGCAAAAGAACTAGAAGAAGAATATAAAATCTATCTAGAAGTAGAAAGCAAGTATACTGACGAATACCTAGCAGAAATTGGCATTAAAGACATTGCTAAGAAAGCGGCGGCAGGAGCGGCAAATATCGGTAAAGCGGCGGCTAAAGGTGTCGGCGCTGGAATGGATAAAGCAGGTGCGGCAGTTGGCGGCGGCATTGGTAGAGCAGTTGGTGCTGTAGCAGGTGCGGCAAAGTCAGCAGGTAAAGAATTAGGTAATAAGATCACAGTTAAGAAACTAAATGCTATTTGGAAGAAGATGGGAGAACCGTTAGACACAGGTTCTATTGCAAATATTCTTTCAGACGCGGGTATGAGCGATGAAGCAATTGGTCTTGTTGCTACAAATACTAAAACAGATTTAAAACCAACACCTAAAGCAGACGCAGATGCAGATGCAGGTGCAACAGATGCAGGTGCAACAGATGCAGGAGCACCTGAAGGCGGAACAACAGATGCAGGAACACCAGCACAAGGTGGCAAACCAGAAAAAGGTGCAAAAGCAACAGGTTCAGATGGCGACACTTATACTTTCCAAGGACAACAATGGACAAGTGATAAGACAGGTAGAGTTGCTACAAAGGCAGTAGCGGCTGAACTTAATAAAGGTTCGGGTACAGCAAAAGCAAGTACTTCAGCACAAGGCGGAGATACTCCAGCACAAGCACAAGGTGGCACACAAGCACAAGGTGGCACACAAGCACAAGGTGGCACACAAGCACAAGGTGGCACACAAGCACAAGGTGGTACAGTAGATGTTAAAGCATTAGCACAGG